GTAAATCAGTTGCGTATGATGGAAGACTCACTTGTTATCTATAGACTTGCTAGAGCACCAGAACGTAGAATCTTTTATATTGATGTTGGTAACTTACCTAAAGGTAAAGCCGAAGAATATATGAAAAACATTATGTCAAGGTATCGTAACAAGTTAGTATACGATGCTAACACTGGTGCTATCAAAGATGATCGTAAGCATATGTCTATGCTTGAAGACTTCTGGCTACCTAGACGTGAAGGTGGTAGAGGAACACAGATTGAGACACTACCAGGTGGTGCTAATCTTGGCGATATTGAAGACATTATCTATTTTCAAAAGAGATTGTTTAGATCACTTAATGTTCCAGTTGCAAGACTAGAGCAAGAAACACAGTTTTCTTTAGGTAGGTCTACAGAAATTTCACGGGACGAAGTTAAGTTTCAAAAGTTTATAGATAGAGTACGAACAAGATTTAGCCATATCTTTTATAACATTCTTAAAAAACAACTTCTTATTAAACAGATCATTACTGAAGAAGATTGGGAAGAGTGGAAATCTGACATTGTTGTAGACTATGTAAGAGATAACCACTTTACAGAACTACAAGAAGCAGAAATGCTTCGTGATAGACTTGCTTCTTTAGATCAAATGGGTCAATATATTGGTCAATACTTCTCTAAAGAATGGGTCATGAAGAACGTTCTACAGTTTGATGATGACGATATCAAACAAATGAAAAAAGAAATCGACGCAGAAAAAGCAGCTGGCGAATATGATGATGGTATGGGTGATGATCAAGGCGGTGATGCACCTCAAGATCAACAACCACAAGATAACGCTGGAGCACCTGGTGCAATCAGTGATAATCCATCAGCACCAGTTGAAGCAGCTGTACCTGGAAAAGCAAAACGTAATAACGGAGTGAAAAAATGAGTTTAGAAGACTTGATTGATAATATTGGAACACAAAACTTTGCTAAAGCTAATGGTGTCTTTGATGATCTAATGAAAAGCAAAATGGGTGACGCACTAGATGCAGAACAGATTCGTCTAGCTAATACAGTATTCAATGGTGGTCCTGAAGATGATGACGATATTGATGCTGATGATATTGAATGGGAAGACGGCGACATTTCAGAAGATGATGACGCTGAAGAAGAGTATGGTAATGAAGACGAAGACGAAGAATAGTTAAAAGTAAAAGTTTTATAAATAAAACTAATAATATAACAAAGGTATAAAACCTATGAAACTGATTGCAGAATTTACTGATCATAAGTTAGAAGTTCT